TAATGAGTCAAGACCCTGTTGGTAGGAAATACTCAAAATATTACAATATTGAAGCACCTGCTGCACCAGTAAAAAAATATAACCCTGCTACTGGAAGGATTGAATAATGGCAAAGGTTATTGAAGTTCCGGGCATGGGGAAAGTAGAGTTTCCTGACTCTATGTCGGATCAGGAAATATCTATTGCCATTCAAAGAAATATGCAGGGTTCCGTACCGGAGCCAAAAGCTATATCTGGTAGACAAGTCGGATCAGGTCAGTTTGCTCCAATAGAGCCTCAGCCTAAAGCTATTTCTGAGCCATCAAGAGGTGCTGGTGCGTTAACTGCTTTTATGGGTGGTATCCCTACAGATAAAAAAGCAGCGGTTAATTACTTTGCATCACAACGTGGGATTTCTCCTAGCAGATACCGGATTATTGATGGTGACATTGCGTATCAGGCTGATGATGGGAAGTTTTACAAAGAGGTATCAGGCTTAGGTGCTACGGCTGCGTACTATGCTCCTGACGTAATGGAGATGGTTCCTGACGTTGGGGCAGGTATTGCTTTGGCTCCGTTAGCGATAACAAGTCCAATGGGTACTGCTGCGGCGGCTACTGGTGTCGGCACTGTTGCTGCTGGAACAAACTATTTACGGCAGAAACTTGCACAAAGCATAGCTGGTCAAGAGGTTGATCCGTTTCAAGTAGGTTTATCTGGTCTGTTATCCGCTACTGCTGAGTTGGCTCCTGCTGTCCGTAAGGGCTTCCAAGAGCGTCGATTAGCTAGGGACATTGCTCAGGTTGACCCTCAGTTAGTGGCTTCACTAAGGGCTAAATCAGGTCAGTATGGAATCCCATTAACTCCTGCTGAGTTGACTAACCTATCGTCTTTGTTAGGTCAGCAGAAGGTTATGGGGAATGTTGCTGAATCCTCTAAAGTAATGCAGCAGTTCTATAAAGAAAGAGAAGCTAAGGTACAGAGTGCAGTGGATGACTATCTGTCAACTATTTCTCAGGTAGAAGATGCTGCTGTTGCTGGTAATCGAGGAGTGGCTGCGTTAGAGCAACAAAAACAGAAACTAATCGCTGACAGAGATGCAGCCGTTACCCCTATTTATGAGAAAGCATTTGAATTATCTGTTCCTGTTAATACCGCTCCTGTTTTGAACCAGATTGACAATATGCTAAAGACGCAGCCTCCTACTGGTCGGGCTGCTGGTTATTTGAGAAAAATAAAAGATTTGCTGCAAAAGCCAGAAATTGATGCAGAAGGCAATGCCTTAAAGACATTTGTTCCAGAAGATCGTCTTCCTAATTTGCAAAACTCAAAGTTTGAGATTGACGCGATGTTCAAGGAAGATGCGTTTAGCTCTTTAGATAAGACGGTTCAGGCAAAGCTAACAGCAATTAAGAACAACTTGCTAGAGCAGATGGGCAAGGATAACCCTGATTACATTGCTGCTAACAGGGCATTTGAACGGTTTTCTCAGCCGCTTAATGAGTTCAATGAGCGTATTACAGGCGTTTCATTGATGCAGATGTCTCCTGACAATCTGAAGAACTTTGCTAATAGAATCTTTGCTAACCCAAGTCCGGGAACGATCCGTTACGCTAAACAGCAGATTGTTGCTGGTGGTGGCGAGGAAGCATGGAACGCTGTAACGAGGGCTTTCCTAGAGGAGCAATGGACACTAGCTAAGAAGCCAGCAAAGACTCAGCAAGGTATAAAGTTAGATACTGGTAATACTTGGCAAAACATCATTATCGGCGATCCTAAGCAGATGAAGGCTATGCAAGCCGCATTGTCACCAGATCAATTCAAGGCATTGCGTGATTTAGCTGAGGTTTTAGAGGCTGCTGGAAGGGCTAAGAAACTAGGTTCAGATACGGCATTTAACCAGCTAGTGACTGAGGAAATGTTCAAGAATCCTCCGATTACAAGCATTACAACTGGTGTTGCTAGGGCTGTCGGTGGAATTAAGGTAGACCAACCTGCTAAAGCCCTTGCTGATTGGGCTATCCGTAAAGATGCTGCTGTAAATGCTGAACAAATTGCTAAGATCATAACGAGTCCAGATGGTATAAACAGACTTAAAGAATTGCAGAAAATGTCTCCTACATCGGCTAAGAGATGGGCTGGAACTGCTCAATTATTAACTGATTACGGAATGTTAGAGACAAGGGAATAAATCATGGCAAAGAACAAGATTAGCGAATACAGCGCAACAGCGGCTAATAACACTGACATTGGTGGGATTAACATTGCTGAAGGTTGTGCGCCATCAAACATCAATAACGCGATTCGTGAGTTGATGTCTCAGCTAAAAGACCAGCAAGCAGGGTCTGATGGAGATAACTTTACTGTTGGCGGTAACTTGTCTGTTAGTGGCACTGTAACCCTAACGAACGCTTTGCCGATAGCTCAGGGTGGTACTGGAAACACCACAGCACCTACAGCGATTAACGCTCTGATGCCTTCTCAGACAAGTAACTCAGGTAAATACCTAACGACTGACGGTGTTAGCGTTGCTTGGGGTACTGTTACTCCGGGAACAGGTACGGTTACTAGCGTAGGTATAACATCTAATCTATCAGGTATTACGGTTGCTGGCTCTCCTGTAACGTCATCTGGTTCTATATCACTTAATGGCACATTAAACGTGGCTGCTGGGGGTACTGGTGTAGCTTCACTGTCCACAGGTGCGGTATTGGTGGGTAACGGTACGTCTGCTGTATCGTCAGTAGCTCCTAGCTCTAGCGGTCATGTATTAACTTCTAACGGTAGCTCTTGGTCATCGTCGGCATTGCCTGTAGCTTCATCGACTGTTTCTGGCATTGTTAATACTGGCAGTCAAAATTTCGCAGGAACTAAGACATTTGATACTGCTCCGCTATCTGTTGGCGGTTATAACTTTACGACAACTAGCTCTTTATTCTGGACTGGTGCTGAGGCTCAGATTCGTATCGCTGGCAATATGCGCCTGTTTGTGGGTGCGACATCGGCTGGTTTCGACCTGTCAGACGTTCAAAAAGTCGGCGGTGGCTCATTTAATAGCTACTCAGACTCACGTTACAAGCAGGACATTAGTGCCTACAATAAAGGTCTAGCGGAACTAAAGCAGGTTGAGCCTAAGAACTACCGTTTTACCGCTGAGTTCATGAAGTCTGATGCCCCATCACAGCAGTTTGTCGGGGTTATCGCTCAGGAACTAGAAGGCACTGCCTTTGCTAATTGTGTAAAAACTGACAACAATGGGTTTAAGATTGTAGATACTTCAGAACTCACGTTTGCTCTGATTAATGCGGTAAAAGAGATGAGCCAGCGTATCGAACAACTTGAGGCTAGAAATGGTTGACATAGGTAAGGCATCTACTGCGGCGACTTACGGCGGTTCTGCGACTGCCGTTTTTTTTGGTCTTACAGCTAATGAATTCGCTGCGCTTGGTGGTCTAGCAATCGGTGTTATCGGCTTGTTAATTGGTACTTGGTTTAAGCACCAGCATTTACAGATTGCTAAGAAGAATCAGAAGTCTGATCCAGAGGAATAAATCGATCCGCTAACGCTACTTGCTGCTGCTAATGCTGCGGTCAGTGCCGTTAAAGCCGGTTGCAAACTTTACAAGGATATTAAGAACGCAGCCGGGGAAGTGAAGGACGTATTAGACGATCTGAAGGTTCAGTATGACAAGGTAACAGGTGGTAACCCAACACCGGCTCAGAAAGCGCAATACGTCGCTGAAGTACAGAGGGTTCAGGAGATAGCCAAGGCTGACCCTAACGATGTGTTTACAGACATCGGCAACCAGCTAGGCGCATTGATGGATGCTTATGACTCTATCAGTAAGCTATTCCTCAAGGAGCAGTTAGAAGCCAAACAGGTCTATAAGGGTGAAGAATCGATAGGTAGGAGAGCATTAAAGCGGATATTGATTACTTCTCGGCTTGATGCGATGTTAGCTGAGATACGCGAAACGATGGTTTACAAGGCTCCACCAGAGTTAGGAGCATTGTGGAGCAAGTTCGAGGAGATGTGGCAGCGTATCGTCAAAGAGCAAGAAGAAGCTCACGCAGAAGAACTTAGGCTAGCTCAGATAGCATCATGGCGACGAAGAAAAAGGATAGCGGAAATCAAGTCAAAAGTGGCGTGGGTTTCAGCAGTAGTTTTCGTAGTTCTATGGGCGGTGGGTCTAATGTGGCTGACGACAAGAAGCGCGATGATGAAAACATCCCTTGGAGTTTATTGATTACTGTCATGGCGGTGTTATTAACTTTCTTTATCGTAATGCCTATTCTGGCTTTCATGTACTACGATATGTACTACGCTCATCAAGCCGCCATCATCGAGATTAGGAAGATGAAAGAGTTAAGGCGAGAGATACTGATAGAGAGGATGTATCGTGATTGACCGAAATGCTTTCAGGAAATTTATTCCTCATTCTAAGTACCCAGATCAATGGTACGACGCTCTATTCAGCCAGCAGACCGAACTAGGCGGTAAGTCGCTCCTAGAAGAATACGAAATAACGACTCCGAACCGTATAGCGGCTTTCCTAGCCCAATGTCATCACGAATCAGGTGGGTTCGTATGGCTAACGGAAAACCTGAACTACTCAGCTTCAGGGCTCCTTAAAGTATTCCCTAAGTATTTTCAGACTGACTCACAGGCTAAGGCTTATGCTAAACAGCCGGATAAGATTGCTAACCTTGTTTACGCTAACCGCATGGGTAACGGTGACGAAGCATCTGGCGAGGGCAGTTTGTACAAGGGACGAGGACTGATTCAATTAACCGGAAAAAATAATTATTTTTGGTTTGCTGCTAGCCTTGAGATTACGCCTCAAGAAGCTGCTGAATATATGCAGACGTTCGAAGGAGCATCGCAATCTGCTTGCTGGTTTTGGTCGGAAAATAAGCTCAATCGATTCGCTGATGCCACAGACTTACGAGGCATGACTAAGGTGATTAACGGTGGTTACAAGGGTATGGAAGATAGAGAGGCTCAGTATGCGCGTGCTTTGGCTGTTGTTCATTCTTAGTTTAGTCGGTTGTGATCGTTTTCGTTACCCTTGCCAAGACCCTGATAATTGGGAAAAGAAAGAGTGCAAAAGACCGTACTGTAGTAGCACCGGAACCTGTCCAGATCAGCTAACGAAGCCAGAGGAAATCAATGAACCCGTTAAAGTTAGTCAGCCAGTTCCTTGCAATGACACAGGAACAACACGATGCAGTAATTAAGTTCTGTATCGCTGTAACTTTCTGCTGTACGGTCATCATTATGGTTGGTGTATCACTTTATAGTGTTGTATTTGTGACACAGCCTATGAATGGTATGGCTCCAGCAGATAAGCAGTTTTTCCTAATCTTGAGCGATATGTCAAAGTATATCCTCGGAAGTCTCGCGACATTACTTGCTGTCAAAGGGAAAGATGCTATAGCTCCGTTTGTGCCACCCGGACTATCTACAGCGGCAGAACGTGAGGACAAGCCTAAAGTGCCTCCACAGTCCCCTACACAGGCTCCTATCCGTATGGAGCCAACGATTGCGCCAATGGCTTCAGCAGGTTATAACGGTAAAGCAGCACCCGAACAACCACCACATCCGGAGATCACATGATTGCGATACGCATGGTTGGAACTGTCGTTCTTAGTCTATTACTTGTGTTTAACATTCACGCTGGCGAGACAAAGAAGGTCTGTCACGCTGAGAAAGACCGTAAGGGCAAAGAGACTCAGGTATGCCGCGAGGTTAAAGTCCACAAGAAACTTGATGGCACTAAAGTCCCGCCGAAATGAACCCTTACGTCATCATTGGCGTTGTAGTAGCCATAGGCGTTGCAGGAGCCGGAGGTCTGTATCAAGGACACCAGCTAGGCAAGGCTGAGGTACAACAGGCTTGGGATAAAGAGAAAGCCGAGCAATACGCTCAATATGCTAAGGCTCAGGAAGAAGCTAGGGCTAAGGAGCAGGAGCTACAGGCTAACGCTGATAAGTTAAGGAAAGAGAAAGATGCGGAAATCAGGAATATTAACGCTAGGGCTAATGCTCTCTCTAACAGCTTGCAGCAGCGTCAAACCCGCCCAACCGAAACAAGTTCCTTGCCCAATTCCTCCGGCACTAGACCAGCATCCTGTAGCGGAAAAGAGCTTTACCGAGAGGATGGAGAGTTTCTTGTCAGGATCGCTAGAGAAGCCGACGAACTCAGGTCAGCCCTCAAGCAGTGTTACACCCAATACGAAGCCCTAAGACGGTAACTTCTTATAAAGAAATCTCTGGGACTCGTCAGCAATCTCTGAGGCTGTTTTAATCATCTGGTCATAGGTCTGACCACCACCACGAGCTATCAATCCACTTAAAGCCGCTGAGAAAAACATTTCCCAATGGTCTTTCCGTTCTAGCAACCTCAATGGAGGTGTATTGATAGGTTCCTGCCACTTAGGATCGTCAGGATTCTTTCTAGGTCTGCCCATTTCGTTCCCTTAGCTGTCTTGCAATTCTGTTAATGTGATTTACTGGAGTCGGCTTTCCGGACATATTCCGGTAGATGCTCGGAGATTTCTTCTCGATACAGGATTTGCATATCCAGCGAGTAGTTCCCCTAGTCGGTCTGGTAACTCCACCTTCTATATCTCTAACGGCTTGGCAACTGGTACAAAATTTAGTCATAGTCTGCGCTGGCAAGTAAATGCCTGAATATCGACTCTAAAGGCTCCTGCAAACTTACAGTCAGAAGCAATCCTAGATTCGGTCTGAATCCCACCGACATACCATCCGATTACACATAGCAGGATGGCAACGATACTCTTAGCCCACCAGCCATTGACCATATCGATAGCTTTAGCAATGTCATTTGTCATCTTTAACGAATACTCCTTCCTTGTTCAGAAAGCCCTTTCGATCCTTGATCTGGTCGTAGGCTGACTGAAAACAGTGTTTTAGATCGACATCCTCAATAGCAGCGACCATAGTGAGGCATACAAGAACGTCGCCAAGTCCGTCAATAATTGATTCACGGTCTCGCTTGGTAATCGCATCTGCTAATTCCCCCATCTCAGAAAAAGCCTTCAATAGCTGCGTCTTAGCGTCTGAGTTCTGAATAATTCCTCTAGCCTCACCCCAACGGACTACTAACAATTCGGTTGCTTCATAGCTCATAGGAAACTCTCGATTTCTTCAATAGGCATGGCAAAGGTCTTATGAATGGCGATCATCATGCTAGCCGATACGCCATATCGCTCGTTACGAATCTTGCTAATCGTTGGGGTTGATACGCCTAGCATTAGGGCTAATTGGCGGTCATTCTTAATGTTGTAGGTCTTTAGTAAATAGTCCAGCAATTCCATGTTTTCTCCTGAGTTAATGCCCGTCTTTCCGGGCTGTCAACATACTCACACAGAGGGGAGAAACCTACCTGATAGGAGCCTGTGCGTATGCTGCGTAGGTTATGTGCGCCACCTATCGCTAGGCTTAA